CAAGGAGGTCGGGGATCCGTCGACCTGGCTGAAGGCCCAGCCTAACCTCGGGGCTACTGTCTCCTACGAGACATATCAGCGAGACGTCGAAAGGGCGGAGCACGTGCCTGCGGCTAGGAACGACATCCTGGCCAAGCGGTTCGGCATTCCAATGGAAGGGTACACATACTTCTTCACCTACGAGGAGACCCTGCGGCATAACCGTCAGGACTTCTGGGGTATGCCATGCTCCATCGGCGTCGACCTGTCGCAGGGTGATGACTTCACCGCCTTCACATTCTTGTTTCCTCTCAGCCGTGGCAGGTTTGGTGTCAAGACGCGCTGCTACATTTCCGAGCGCACCATGCTGCGCCTTCCCGGAGCCACTCGTCAGAAGTACGAGGAGTTCCTGCAGGAGGGTTCACTCATGGTGCTCGAGGGTACGGTTCTCGATATGATGAACGTCTACGAAGACCTCGAGGCGTTCATCGCGGACTGCGAGTACGATGTGCGCTGCCTGGGCTTCGACCCGTACAACGCCAAAGAGTTCGTCACTCGCTGGGAGAACGAGAACGGACCGTTCGGCATCGAGAAGGTGATCCAGGGAGCCCGGACCGAGTCCGTGCCTCTCGGCGAAATCAAGGACATGGCAGAGGATCGCAAACTCCTCTTCGACCAGTCCATGATGACCTTCACGATGGGGAACGCCATCACCCTGGAGGACACCAACGGGAACCGCAAGCTCCTGAAGGCCCGACGGGAGAACAAGATCGACTCAGTCGCCGCCCTGATGGACGCCTGGGTCGCTTACAAACTCAACAAGGACATGTTCGACTAGGAGGTGAAGGACATAGGACTGCGAGATAGACTACAGCACGCCTACAACGCCTTCACTGGCAGGGACGTCGACCGATCGAACCTCGGTCCTTCCTACAGCGTACGGGCCGATCGGCTCGCGCTGGGATGGACAGCCGACAAGTCGATCATCTCGTCGCTATTCAACATGATCGCCATCGACGTGTCCGCCACGCCGATCCGACATGTCGACACAGCTCAAAATGGAACGTTTGTTGGCGTTCGGCGGTCAGCCCTGAACGACTGCCTTATGCTGGAGCCCAACATCGACCAGAGCGGCCGAGCCTTCATCCAAGATGCCGTGCTGTCCCTGTTCGACGAGGGCGTCATCGCAATCGTTCCAGTCGAGTCAGACCTGGACCCGAGGACCAACAACAGCTTCGACATCAAGCAACTGCGAGTTGGGCGAATCACGCAGTGGTTCCCCGAGCAGGTCGAGGTTGAGGTCTACAACCAGGCTCGCTCTACCAAGGAGCGGGTGATCCTGCCGAAGCGCACCGTCGCCATCATCGAGAATCCTCTCTATGAGGTGATGAACAAGCCGAACTCAACCCTCAAGCGACTGAGCCGCAAGCTCTCCATGCTGGACCTGGCCGACGAGAAGACGTACACCGGAAAGCTGGACATCATCATCCAGCTCCCCTACGTCGTCAAGACCGAAGCCATGCGCCAGCGGGCGGAGAACCGCATTCAGTCTATCGAGGACCAGCTAGGCAAGGGCGGTCATGGGATCGCCTACACCGACGGTTCCGAGAAGATCACTCAGCTGAACCGCCCGGCGGAGAACAACCTACTTGATCAGATCAAGTTCCTCACCGCCGAGCTCATGAGTCGACTGGGTATATCGGAGGACGTCTTCAAGGGAACTGCGACGGAGATCGTCTGGACGCACTACTGGAACCGGGCTGTGGAGCCTGTACTCTCGGCGCTCGCTGACGGGATGAGCAAGGCCTTCCTCACGAAGACCGCGCGCACTCAAGGCCAGGCCGTGCAGTACATTCGCGACCCGTTCAAGAACGTCCCGCCGAGCCAGATCGTCACGTCTCTGGACACCATGCTCAGGGACCAGGTCATCACGCCGAACGAGGCCCGTACGAGGATTGGTCTTCCGCCGTCCCCGAACGAGCAGGCGGATCAGTTGCAGAACCCGAACATCAACCCTCAGATGGGTGACACCTCCCTGGACGGCGAGGGGGATATTCCGGGCCCCGGTGGTCCTGATGTTCAGTCAGTGCTCAGCATGCCGATGAGCCAAGTAAGAGGAGAAGGATGAAGTTCGACTTCAGTGGCTGGGCCACTAAGAACGACCTGACCTGCTCCGACGGGCGCACTATCAAGCATAATGCGTTCAAGGAGAATGACGGCCAGCGCGTGCCGCTTGTATGGCAGCATGGGCACAACGCCGTCGACAACGTTCTCGGGCACGCACTGCTCGAGAATCGGGATGAGGGTGTTTACGCCTACTGCGCTTTCAACGACACTCCCGGCGCCGAGAACGCTAAGGAGCTCGTGAAGCACGGCGACGTCAAGGCTCTCTCGATCTACGCCAACCGCCTCGACCAGCGAGGGGCTGACGTTATTCACGGCAACATCGTCGAGGTTTCCATGGTCCTGTCCGGGGCCAACCCGGGCGCCTTGATCGACAACGTTGCTCTGGAGCACTCGGATGGTTCATGGACCGAGTCCGAGGACGAGGCCGTCATTTATTCCGGTCTCACGCTCTCGCACGATTCCGGAGAAACAACGGAGGACACAGAATCCATGGACGAAGACGAGGTTTACGACGAGGACGACCTCACGGTCGCCGATGTCCTCGAGACCCTCGACGAAGACCAGCGTCTGGCAGTTGCAGCCCTTATCGAGGAGATCAGCGGCGACGTTGACGACGAGGATGAGGACTTCGACGAGGACGAAGAGTTTGATGAGGACTATGACGACGAAGACTACGATGAGGACGCCGAGCACGGCGACTTCGGGGGTGATACTCTGATGCATTCCAACATCTTCGAGGGCGACGCTCGTGCCGCTATGGGCCCGCACCTCTCTCACGCCGATGAGGAGCAGATCTTCGCTGAGGCTCGTCAGCCCGGCATGACGCTCCGCACCGCGGTCCTGGCTCATGCCGCGGACTACGGTATCAAGAACCCGGAGCTGCTGTTCCCGGACGCCACCAACCTGGACCCGGAGCCACAGCGCATCATGCGCGAGAACTCTTGGGTTTCCAAGGTTCTCCAGGGCGCCAAGCACAGCCCCTTCTCCCGAGTCAAGACCCAGTGGTCCAACCTGACCGCTGACGACCTGCGGGCCAAGGGTTACGTCAAGGCCAGCCGCAAGAAGGACGTCGTCTACGAGGTCGCCAACCGGAAGACCGAGCCGACGACCGTTTACAACAAGACGAAGATCGACCGTGACGATGTCCTCGACATCACCACGTTCAACGTCGTTGCCTGGATGCAGCAGAACCTGCGAATGGCCCTCGAGGAGGAGCTCGCTCGCGCCGTCCTGATCGGTGACGGTCGTGAGGTGTCCAACCCCGACAAGATCAAGGAGACCAACATCCGTCCTATCTGGAAGGATGACGAGCTGTTCTCCCACAAGGTCCTGATCGACAAGGACGCCAAGACTCCAGACATCATCGACGCCGTTCGTCGGTCTCGGAAGTTCTACAAGGGCTCCGGCATGCCGGTTCTGTTCACCACGAACGCGTTCGTGTGCGACATGCTCGAGATCAAGGACATCAACCAGCGCTACATCTACGAGACCAAGCAGGCCGTTGCCAACGCCCTGAACGTCTCGGATGTCATCGAGGTTGAGGTCATGGAGGGCGCCAAGCGCGAGGTCGGGGGCAAGACCCAGAATCTGCTCGGTATCATCGTCAACATGCAGGACTACACCCTGGGTGCTGACAAGGGTGGCGAGACCTCCTTCTTCGAGCAGTTCGACATCGACTTCAACCAGCAGAAGTACCTGCTGGAGGCTCGTTGCTCGGGCTCACTGACGAAGTACAAGTCCGCGATCGTCATCGAGAAGGCTACGGCCTGATCCGGTCAAAATGGCAAGATTCTTCGGAAGCATAGGTTATGGGCACGCCGTCGAGACAACGCCGGGAGTGTTCGAGGACAAGATCACGGAGAGGGAGTACTACGGGGACGTGAACCGTTCCCAGAAGCAGTACGACAGCGAGCCGAAGGTTCTCCAGAATCTCCGACTCAACAACGAGATCTCCATCTTGGCCGATTCTTACGCCGAGGAGAACTTCTTCGCCATCAAGTATGTGAGGTGGATGGGGGCGCGCTGGATCGTCACAAACGTGGAGGTCCGCCGCCCCCGTCTCATCCTCAACCTCGGAGAGGTGTACAATGGCCCAACGCCTTGAGTTCCACAATAAACTTGTCGAAGCGCTGGGCTCTAGGAACGTCTACTTCCAACCCCCGGAGTCCGTCCAGCTCACCTACCCGTGCATCGTGTACGAACGGAGTCGAGCCGACTCGAAGTTCGGGGACAACACCAACTGGATGTACACACCGCGTTATTCGGTCACCCTCATCAGCAGGAACCCCGACGAACCGGTGTTGGATGTCCTGGCAGACATGCCTATGTCCACCTTTGAGAGGCACTTCGTCTCGCACAACCTTCATCACGACGTGTTCAACATCTACCAAGGAGTATAGATGGCAGTCCTCACATGGGACGAGACGGGCAAGAAGTTCTATGAGACTGGTGTGGACCGTGGGGTCCTCTTCCCCGTCAACCCCGCCACTGGCGCTTACAGCAAGGGCGTCGCCTGGTCAGGTCTCACCAACGTGACTGAGACCCCGTCTGGTGCGGAGCAGACCGACCTGTACGCGGACAACATCAAGTACCTCTCTCTGACCTCGGCGGAGACGTTCGAGGGCAAGATCGAGGCCTATACCTACCCGGACGAGTGGCTCCAGTGTGACGGCTCGGCTATTGTCGACAAGGTCGTCATCGGTCAGCAGGAGCGCTCCTCCTTCGGGCTGGCCTACCGCACCATCAAGGGTAACGACCAGCAGAAGAACAACTACGGCTACAAGCTGCACCTTCTGTACGGCCTGGCCGCCTCCCCCTCGGAGCGGTCCTATGGTACGATCAACGACTCCCCTGAGGCGATCACCTTCTCGTGGTCCTTCAAGGGCACCCCGGTGAACGTCACCGACCACAAGCCGACCTGTGTCGTCACCCTCGACTCCAGCGTCATCGGCAAGAACGGCATGACCGCTATCGAGAAGCTGATCTGGGGCGACGGCGCTAACGACGCCAAGCTCCCGACTCCTGACGAGGTCATCGCCGCCGTCAAGGCTGCTGGCTGACAACTCCCACGGACCCCGTGATACGCTCCGGGGTCCGTGGTGACCCAGGGAGGAACGAATGCTGACGATTCACGTCGTCGGGGATGAGCTCTACGACGAGGATCGCAACGAGTTCATCAACGGTTTCGAGGGTGACCTCGAGCTTGAGCACAGTCTCGTTGCGCTGTCAAAATGGGAGTCAAAGTGGCACATCCCTTACATCGGCAACGAGAAGCTCACCGAAGAGCAGGTCTTGGACTACGTCAAGTGCATGACTCTGAATGACGTCGACCCCGTCGTCTACTCGCACTTGTCCACGGACAACGTGAAACGGATTCGAGAGTACATCGAAGACTCGATGACGGCTACCACGTTTGTGGAGTCCGAGGGTTCTAGTCCTGCCCGTAACGTTATCACGTCGGAGCTGGTCTACTACTGGATGGTTGCTCTCCAGATTCCGTTTGAGTGCCAGCACTGGCACCTTCATCGACTTCTCACGCTCATTCGAGTGTGCAACGTCAAGAACCAACCCGACAAGAAGATGTCGACCGCCGCCACGCTTCGACAGAATCAGGCTCTGAACGCGGCGAGACGGGCCAAGTACAAGTCAAGAGGTTAACATGCCCGGCGTTACTCCTCTCCTCCACGGTAAAGTTCGAGGAGAGTCCAGTCCGTTCAGCACCGTCTACATCTCCCCCACCAATGGAGTTACCGACGCCTCGATCACCCTGGGGGCGAACCCTGAGTTTGAGCTGGACGTCCCGTTCTACGAGGGATCCAAGGCCCTGGTTCGGGTCGTTCGCAAGGACGGTAGCTCGGAGCAGAAGATGATCGACCTCAAGGAGTCCATGCCCGAGAAGGTCGTCTGGTTCAACAACCGGGCCGCCGCTGGGTACGGGACGTTCGACACCGGATGGATCAAGTGCCCTGACGACAACGCCTACGTCTACCGCATCATGGGCGGCATGGTCTACGTCAAGCGCAACAGTGACTGGCAGACTCAGGATCTTAACGGAACGAGGGATGTCAAGGTTGTCGATCTCCCCAAGGAGATCCAGGTTCGAAGCCGGGCAACGTTCGTTCTCCCTAAGGGTGACTACACAGACGACGGATCTATCATCGAGATCTGGCCCGGAGATGCAACAACGCCTCCGCGTGTTCGCGCGCAGCTCAAGGCCAACGGCGCTCGAATCATCCCCGTACTCTTCGCACCGATCGAGAATCCCAATGGGTGAAGCTTTAGTCACTAATGATTTGTTCTCGGATCCGCTGTGGATTAGTGGCGGAAATCCTGATCGTCCACGAATAGTCATTACACTGATACCAACCGGTCGATCGTTAGTCGTTGTGTGATTCACTGAAAAGGTCAAAATGACTGTATCTCAATACGCAGCATCCTGCGCCAGGTACTACGCCGACGTCGCGGATGTCGGTTACTCGCAGCCAGATCGCTGGACCTTCTATGATCGGTCCGACTGGGACGGTTGGCTCATCAATCCACCCGCCAACGCCGACTGTTCGGCCCTCGTTGCCGGGTGCTACAACCTCGCGGCTCACCACGAGTGGGGCGAACCCTTCACCGCCGGTTATTTCCCCCGGTCGACCTGGACTGGGTCCCTTCGGGAGGAGTGTGCTCAGCGCAACTTTGCCGACATCTCAGATTCCTGGTCGGGCAACGAGCCCGACGGTGGATTCGAGATCGGCGATATCGTTCTTTCCGAGGCGGCTTCGGGCGGTAAAGGGCACGTCGCCATTGTGACGGGTCTCAATCCGACAATCCTATCTGAGGCATGGATCGCTGAGGACGGAAGCATCGACGGATACATGGGGGATCAGACCGGCAGCGAGGTCCGGTCTATTTACTACAACGACCACCCGTATACCCAGTCCGCATCCTGGACCCACTGCCTTCGCCGACGGGACAACCACGGCAGCTCGGTCCCCTCGCACGCCGAGTCTTCGGCTGGAACCTCCATCCAAGAGGCCGTTCTCCGCGCTGCCGACGCCACTGGGTGCCCTTGGTGGGCCGCTCTTGGCTGCCTCAAGGTGGAGACCGGTGAGGAGGGTGCCAACATCTACGGCCACGACGCCGGAGGTGCCTGCTCGGGCTGGGGCGAGGTCACGGAGCACAACTTCAAGAACTACTTCTGGCCTATCGTCTCTGAGTGGGGCACCTCGAACGGTGTCGGTCCGCTCCAGATCACCTACAACGGGTATTTCATCAACGACCCCGACCGAGCCTGGTGGGATCCGCAGAAGTCGGCCGAGGTTGGCTGCTCCATCCTCAAGGGGCTCATCGAGGCCGAGGGTGATTCCTACGAGGACCTCCGCCGAGTGGGGTCTCGCTACAACTCCGGGACCATGTACGGGTCCTACGAAGCGTACGGCGTGCCGTTCTCCGACGCATGCCGCTACTGGTACAACAAAGGCCGTCCGTCTCAGGGCACGAGCGACGGCGGAGAGGAACTCGAAGTGTCATACGCTACCGATCTGCTTTCTGAGATCAAGGACCGCCTCGTCGAGGTCTCTGACCAGACTGGTGCCGGCATCGCCGGTCGCCGTTTCGACGGCCCCATCGTTGGTTGGCTGAAGGACATCTCCTACAAGCAGGACCTGATCCTGAAGGCGCTCAACGAGGCCAAGCCGAAGTCTGACGAGGGCAAGTGAGGCTGTTGTGCCTTACTGCCACGTCAAAGGAGACATCCCCCCGTTTGCCACACTAACCGTCGACCCCGATGACGGCCCTACCTACGTCGATACCGCCGGTGAGAATGGCAAGATCGATGGCATGGTGTGGTTCTTCCGCAGCACCAACGCTCGTCTCTTCCTGGATGACCAGGGCTGGCCCGCCACAAAGACGGTAACCTTGAGTGAGGATAGCGTCGTCGACGTTACCATCAAGACTAATCGTCCTGCTGGTGGCGGAGGCGGCGGTAACGGGAATGTCCTGATCCTCGGCCGTGAGGAGCAGGTGCCCGCAGGTACTCCTCCGAACACGGTCATCGTACGAAAGGTCTGATCATGGCGTCTCGCATGAAGGGTATCGCGGTCTCCAAGAATCAGGACGAGAAACTCAGCGTTCCGTCGGCTGTTGGGGACTGGGCGCTGCTCGTAGTGGGCGGCCAGTACGGCACCATGCAGGATTGTACGCCACCTGGCTGGACCGGGAAGTACGCCACGAGCGCCAAGCTTCGCTCTTGCACCGTGGCTGTCAAAATGGTTGCCGATCCTGCCGACACTCAGAACGTGGTATGGAAGTCTCCGGACCCGGCTCACAACGGACGGCATGTCGCGGCGCTCATGGTATTCGACGGGACCAAGGTCAAGAGCCTAGTCCCCGGTACACCGACTGAGAGCGCTGATGGCTGGAAGAACGGGCCATTTCCTCAGCTCACAGGGTTCGTGCAGCACGACGTAAACACCAATCCGGTGTCGACGTTCTCGGCTAACGTCGAGTCGGTGACTAATGGCGCCTGGGGCAAGTCTACAACCGGGTCCTGGTCGTCGATCGTCGTCGGATACGCTCAGTCGCCGTATGTTCCGCCAAGCGAAACGGGCGTGTGCGCTCTCTTCGGCGTCGACGTAAGGCTTCAAGAGCAGAATGACTCGCTCGATCCAACTCTCGCCGACGGATCCAGGATTGGCGTCAATGTGTGGGACGGGACTCGGGAGACTCCGACCGTCACGATGCGAGCAATTCCGGAGGGCGCCAAGACGATCTCGGAGCTCCTCACGATTCCTCATTTCATCGTGGGCCATCGGGGTGGCTCGCAGTCCTGGCCTGAGCACACAGAGATCGGGTACACACAGGCTGTCGACTACCATGCTCACGCGTTGGAGTTCTCGGCCGCTCGAAGCAAGGATGGAGTCTGGTTCGGGTGTCACGATAAGAGTCTGTCGCGTCTCGTTCCGACTCTGACCAAGAACGCTGACGAGTACACCTGGGCCGAGATCAAGGCGGAGGCTTCGAAGACCCAGTACATGCCTGCGACGATCGATTGGTTGATGGACACATACTCCAGGAGTCACGTCATCGTCTTCGACCCGAAGCATAAACTCGGTGAGTGGCAAGCAGTCTGCGACATGTTCAAGGGCATGGAGCAGAAGGTCATACTCAAGTCCTACGGGGACTCCAAGTGGGCGTTCGACGGGATGCGAGCACGCGGGTTCAAGACCTGGGGGTATGCGTATGCCTCGGACACCGCCAAGGAATGGTATCCGGACTTCCTCGCGGGGAAGGTCTGCGATATTCTATCCATGGAGTTCAATGCGCCGCAGACCACGTGGGATGCCCTGAAGGCTTCAGGTCTCCCGACAGTTGCGCATATTCCAGCTGATCTCAACCAGCTCAATACCGGATGGTCTCGAGGAGCTATGGGCGCCATCGTGTCAGGTATCGCGGCCGCCTGCGAGAGGGCCGCATGAGTCCGGCGTTCACGCTGGAGATGGATTCGAGGATGGACACGGGGAAGTGGCTCGAGAGACTCAAAGAGGGCCGCTTCTTCGATTTCCTCGACGACTGCGGACAGGCCGGGGTGGCTGCGCTAGCTGCTGCTACTCCGGTCAGGTCCGGTTACACTGCCTCCAGCTGGTCCTACGAGATCAAGCGGAGCAGAAATCGAGTCTCGCTGGTCTGGAACAACTCCCACGTGGAGCAGGGTGTCCCGATCGCAGTCATATTGCAATACGGGCATGGCACCAGGACCGGTGGCTATGTCCAGGGCGTGGATTATATAAATCCGGCGCTCAGGCCTATATTCGACAGCATCGTCAAGCAGCTTGAAAGCGCGGTGAGAGGCTAGTGGCGTCAATCGAGGAGCGGGTAGTCGCTCTTAAGTTCAACAACGGCCAATTTATGAACGGGGTTCAGGACTCCCTTAACGGAGTCAAGAAGCTCGAGGAAGGGTTGGCATTCCGAGGCGGTGTCGAGGGGATCAATCAGGTCTCAGCGGCCGCCAAGAACCTTAATTTCTCGGAGGCCCAGGCGGGCATTGCCGAGACTACGAGCAAATTCTCGGCTCTCCAGTCGATTGCCTTCGGCGCACTCGCCAGCATCGGTGGAAAGATCGCAGAAGTCGGCTCCTCGATGCTCTCGAGCTTCACGGTTCAGCCCCTTATCGACGGTATGAAGGAGTACGAGCTTCAGCTCAACTCCGTTCAGACCATTCTCGCCAACACTGCCCAGAAGGGCGAGACGATCCAGACTGTTAACGCGGCTCTGGACCAGTTGAACACCTACGCGGACCAGACCATCTACAACTTCGGCGAGATGACGTCCAATATCGGTAAGTTCACCGCTGCTGGTATCGGACTGGACGACTCGGTCGCGTCGATTAAGGGTCTGGCGAACTGGGCGGCGGTCGCCGGTGCCAACTCCGAGTCCACCTCGAGGGCTATGTACCAGCTTTCGCAGGCTATGGCTGCAGGAACGGTGAAGCTTCAGGACTGGATGTCCTTGGAGAACGCCGGCATCGCCACCAAGCAGTTCCAGGACCAGCTGATTCAGACAGCCAAGGTCCACGGTAAGAGCGTCGACGAGATGATCGCCAAGAACGGGTCGTTCAGGCTCTCCCTCCAAGAGGGATGGCTGACCCAGGAGATCATGATGGAGACTCTGAAGCAGATGGCCGGTGAGTACACCGACGAGCAGCTTCTCTCCATGGGGTACACTGAAGAGCAGGTCGCTCAGATCCAGGAACTCGCAAAGACGGGTATGTCTGCGGCTCAGGACATCAAGACGTTCTCTCAGCTGATGGGCGTAATCGGTGAGGAGCTCGGTTCGTCCTGGTCTCAGTCGTTCCGAATCATATTCGGCGACTTCGAGCAGGCCAAGGAACTGTGGACTAAGGTCGGCGCGTTCCTCACAGGACCAAGTGGCGTCATCACCCAGATGGGCAACGCCAGGAACGCCCTCCTCCAAGGATGGGCTGACCTTGGCGGTAGGCAGAAGGTCCTCGAGGGCCTCGCTTCCCTATTCCACGCCATGTGGGATCCGTTACAGCGTATCGGTCAGGCGTTCTCGCAGGTCTTCAGTGGCCCGTCCGCCGAGGGTCTGTACGCAATGTCCGAGGCGTTCGCCAACTTCATGGCCAAGCTGGTCCCCAGCGAAGCCACTGTCGAGTCGATCGGCAACTACTTCGAGTCGTTCTTCCGAATCGTCAAAATAGGTGTACTAGTCCTCACCGACTTCGCTAAGGTGATCGGATGGATCGCCGGCGGAGCGCTCAAGGGACTGGGCGCCATCATTTCCAACCTCCGTGGTCACACCGCGGGTTGGTCTTGGAGTCTCCTAGAGAGCGTCGAGGCCGTTCAGAGTTGGTATGAGAGCCTGAATGTCGCCGAGAACGTCATCAAGGCCCTTATCTGGACCGGTAACGGCCTCAAGCGTATCTGGGGCAACTTCTCCGAGGGGTTCCACGACGAAATCACGCCCAGCCTCAAGCGCCTCAAGGAGGCCTGGGACAACCTATGGGCGGCTCTGAAGTCCGCAGGCTCCGGAATCAAGGAAGCCATCGTCGGACCGTTCCGGGAGCTCAAGGAGAGCGCCCAGGAGGTCGGGCAGTCGCTCGGTATCGTGGGTGACTCGACTGAAGAGGCCGGTGATACCGCCGAGGCGAACGAGTCCAAGTTCACCAAGCTCAAGAACAAGATCGTCGACCTGTTCGAATCTGCCTTCAAGAAGTCATATTTCTGGGGACAGCATCTGGCTGACCATCTTATTCCGGCGATCGACAAGCTCACCAGCTTCATCATCTGGCTGACTGAGTGCATCAACAAGCAGGCCATCGTCGTCAGCGACTGGTTGACTCCCAAGATGGAGCGATTGGCCGCACTGTACGACGAGGTGTCCACCAAATTCAGCGAGTGGGCTGAGGCCATGCAGAACGGGCCGGATATTGCTTGGTTGTCGTCCCTCGGCGGCATTCTTTCGTCGTTCGGAGCCGGTGTCTGGGGTGTCCTCAAGAATCTGGCGACTCTGAACTTCGACTTCGACACCCAACCGTTCAAGAAAGCGTTCAGCGACCTCAAGACGCTCATGGGTGAGTACGCCGAGTCTGTCAAGTACGGCTGGAGCACCACCAAGGAGTTCATTGCCAACCTTGAGCTCAAGGACAAGGCTACATCCGGGTGGCATAACTTCGTCAAGCTTATCAAGGGTATCGGCAAGGTTCTGTCCACAGTCGGCCACTATGCCGTCATCGCGGCCAAGGCTCTCATCGAGCCGTTCAAGGGCGCATTTGCTGAGCTCAAGAACATGGCCGACAACGGCGACTACGGGGGCATATTCGACGCCATCCTCAAGACGGGCGCTCTGGTCACATTCCTCGCAATTGCCCGGAATGTTATCAACACCTTCAAGGAGTGGGGTAAAGCCGGATCAAACTTCGCTGGAATCCTCGGTAGTGTCAAGGACGTCATCGACGGGTTCAAGGAGTCGATGGAGGCTACGACCGCCAAGGTCAAGGCCACCACCGTCCTTATTCTCGCTGGCGCCGTTCTTGTTCTGGCCGCTGCGCTCTGGGTCGTCGCTCAGATCCCGGCAGGCAAGATTGTGGCCGCTGGTGCTGCTCTATATTTCATGTTCAACATGCTGAAGAAGGCGGAGGACGAGCTGTCCAGCGCCGGCGAAGGCAAGGACACGAAGGGGCTCGCCAAGAGAATGCTGGCGCTGGTCGTATTGGCCGGAGTCGCACTCCTACTGGGCAAGGCGCTGAACAACATCGGCACCATGGACTGGGATGATATCCTCAAGGGAACCCTTGGGCTCTTCGCAGTCATAAAGATGCTGATGATGGTGGCCGATACGACTACCAAGAAGAACAAGGATATCCTGGCTTTCGCTCTCACGGCTATTCCGCTAGGTATCGGTGTTATGCTTCTCGCCTACGCGGTCAAGCCGCTCGGTGAGATGAGTCTGTCCGACCTGACTCAGGGCGTTCTGGCACTCGGTCTTATCATGAAGATGATGACCATGATGTCGCAGATGGGTACAGTCAAGATCAAGAAGGCTTCGGCATTCGCATTCCTAGCGCTGGCATTTACCATGCGCCAGATAGCGAAAGTCCTGACTGAGATCGGTGAGCTGTCCTGGGGCGATACGATCAAGGGCATCATAGCCATGGATATTTGCCTGGCGTCCTTGACGTTCACCGTCGAAAGGCTCGGAAGCGACAAGCTCTCCGGTGGCAAGTCTCTTGTCGGGGCTCTAACGATCCTTGTCCTGGCGGCGACACTCAAACTCATCGCCAGCGATATCGAGAGCTTCGCCTCCATGCCATGGGGCGACTACCTCAAGGGCTTGGTCATGATGTCGGCGGCCCTGGCCGTTCTCGTTGGGATCAGCTCCATCGGCGGCGGAAGCCTCGCTGGTGCGGCGGGTCTCTTCGTGACGGTAGCGGCGCTTGCTCTCCTGGCACCTGTAATGAGGATGCTGGGCGAGATGGACTGGGCTACGGCCGGCAAGGGTATCGCCATCATGGCCCTTGGGCTGGCAGCTCTTGTGGCTGTCGGATATGTTGCCGAGTTCGCTGCAGTCGGTCTACTTGCACTGGGCGGCGCCATCCTGATGATCGGGATGGGTGTTGGTCTGGCAACCGAGGGTATCGCCAAGCTGGTTGATGCCATCGCGAACCTGTCGACCTCGGGCGCCGATGGTGTCCAGACATTCCTCGCGGCCGTCGACGGCTTCATTGAGAGAATGCCTGCGATGGGTACGGCGCTCGGCGAGGGCTTCATCAACTTCATGCAGGTCCTCATCGACAATTCGGGCACCATCGTCGAGTACCTCAAGCTTATCCTGACGTCTGGCGCTCAGGCTATGATTGAGTCTATCCCGACGTTCGTTCAGCTCATGACCACGATCCTTCTGGCGATCATCCAGGTCATATACGACAACGCCCAGGCCTTGATTGACTGTGCTATATTCTTGATCCTGACCCTGTCGCAGGCCCTCATTGATAACATGCCACAGTTGGTCCAGAGAGGCTCGGATGTCCTCATATCCTTCTTGGATGGTCTGAGTCAGAAGATCCCCGAGATTGGACAGAAGGCCACGGACTGTATCGTGGCGTTCATCACCAGTCTCGGCGACGAGATGCCGCGAATCACTGATGCAGCGGCCAAGACCGTCATCAAGTTCATAAACGGACTTGCCGATGCGATCGAGAACAACTCCGAGGCTATGGCTCAGGCGGGTGTTCGTCTTATCAGTGCCATCACTAGGGGCATCGGTACGGGCATCAGGACTCTTGTGTCTACGGGCGTCGCGCAGATGAAGAACGCTGGTATTCAGCTGGTCAACGGCCTCAAGAATGCGATCACCGAAAAGCTCTCCTCCATCGCCAGTGCGGTTACGAGTATGGGTAGCACCGTTGTTTCGAAAGTCAAAGCGGCGTTCGGCATTCATTCTCCTTCGAGGGTGATGTACGAGATCGGTGATTTCTTGATGCAGGGTCTTGCGAACGGTATCACCGATAACACTGAGCAAGGCATCGCGGCGGCCAGCACCATGGCCACTGACACCGTCGACGCATTGTCCAAGGGCTTCGGTAACACGAAGGATATTTGGAACAACGCATTCGGAGAGAACGCCGATCCAACGATCAAGCCGGTTCTGGACCTCTCGCAGGTCGAGGAGCAGGCGGGTCGTCTCGACGAAATCCTCCCCAAGGAGGAGATCGCCGGCACTCTCACAACGACGGCGACTGCCCAGCTTGCGGGACGAGTCGTTACTAGCACTCCGGTGAAGTCGAATGACACTGCCGCCAGCGAGACGTACAACCAGGGCACAAGCCTCGTGTTCAACCAGTACAACAACTCGCCGAAGGCGCTGTCTGAGGCGGAGATCTACCGCCAGACTCGTAACCAGATCGAGCAGGTGAAGGGAGCCATGTACGAGCTATGATTGAGTCAATCGAGTTTCTTACGTACCGACAGCAACGCGTCGTTCTTCCTCTGAGGGATCCTTGGGGGATCGGCGTGGCTGTCAAATCCGTTGATGGTCTGTCGGCTACGAAGGCCTCGATCAACACGACTGAACTGGCTCTAACGGATGTGGCTATATTCAACGGCGCGAGGGCGGGAATGAGGAACCTCAAGATCAAACTCGCGCCGTTGCCCATGCCTGACATCGAGACCAGCAGGCAGCGTGTATACTCCTGGTTCCAGATCAAGCAGCTCATGACTGTGTATATCAACACGGACAAGCGACGGGTCAAGACCGAGGGGTATGTTGAGACCGTCGAGGCGGACATATTCTCGAAGGAGCAGGAGATCAACATCTCCATTCTATGTCCAGATGCTTACTGGCATGACGCGGACACCAGCATCGACAAGAACCTCGAATGGTCCAGGGAGATCCCGTCTTTCGAGTTCGACTTCATGGACCAGCCGTCCCCGTCGCTGGAGTTCAGCAAGGACCGCGGTTTATTGTCCGCCACGATCGACTATGAGGGTGACGTGGAGACCGGGTTCACCATGGTCTTCACTTTCCGTCCTGGAGCCAAGCTTCCGATCACGGTGACCGAGACGTTCTCTGGCGACCAGTTCAAGCTCACCGGGGCGTTTCTCGACAAGACATATTACAAGGTCGATCCCATCGTGGGTGGCGACATCGTGACAGTCAATTCTAGGACCGGGCGCAAGTCTATTATCCGGAATCGTGGCGGCCGTAAGGACAAGTTCATAGCGGCATTGGACCGTAATTCGGACTGGCTCAAATTAAGACCGGGAGTTAACGAGTTCCAGATCGCTATGAACGACCCGAATCTCACGGACGTATATTTCTCTACCGACGTTCTCTTCCAGGGGGTGTGACGTGTATCTTGCGGTTTTTGATGAAGCCATGATCCTCCAGCATATCTGCGAGGACTACAAGTCCATCATCTGGACTGAGAGGTTCCACGGCTTCGGCGATTTCAAGCTCACCGTCCCCGGAACCCTGGAGAATCTGCAGATCTATCAACTCGACTACTACCTATATACCAAGGGCACGAACAAGCTCATGATCATCGAGCAGGTCGAGCTCAACACCGAGTATAGTAAGCAGTCACTGTTGACGGTCAGCGGGCGTAGTCTTGAGTCTATATTGGATCGACGGGTCATGCATCCTTATCCGATGTGGGACGGCACACTTCTGTGTAAGCACGAGCGAACCCGCGGCAAGGTTAAGGACGTCATCAAGGATTACACCAATTTGCTGTTCAAACAGCGGGACTTTACTGATACGTCGCATGAGCGTCATGTCCAAGGCTTTGGATGGTATTCAGTCGACGAATTGCCCGAGGGAATTCGCAAGGGCCGACCCGTTTCCTCCTTGGACATCGGCAACATCCAGGTTAGTGGCGACGCGGATGTTCGAATTATGAATTACTCCAGAGAATGGACGAACTATCCCGATTACACTAAGGACCCGTACACAATGGAGGGATCCTGGTATAAGATCGTCCAGAACCTTACCGATTTGACGATGTCCGGATGGGCCATCGAATTTAACGGCGAAGACCCATATTACTGGTATGGGTACAGCTATAACGGCGTCAACCGAACATTCAATCAAGGCGAACGTTCTCCCGTAGTATTCTCCCCGAAGTACGATAACCTATCCAAGGCCACCTACTTCAAGTCCAAGGTAAGCACGCGGACAAAGATATTCTCGGGTGCTGTGAAATTCACGGTGCCTACGAATCTGATTACGGAAAAAGAGTATCTCGACGACAATAGAGACACCGCGATGCAGAACAACTCGGTTACCGTCGGCACCAGGGGGCTCGGTCTGCGTGAGGGATATTTTCAGAACCCGTCAATCGAACACACTAACGGATACTCGCGGGCCGCAACCGGGGTTCAGGGCGTTGGTACGGTAGACCCAAATTCGATCCATCGCCAGATCCACGAACAGTGCAATACTGAGCTGTGGCGTCATATGCCCATCGAGATGTTCTCGGGCGAGGCTGCCCAGCAGTCCATGTATACCTACAACGAGGACTTCTTCCTGGGCGATTTCGTGCAGATCCAGAACGAGTTCGGGCAGCAGGACATCGCTCGAGTGACCGAGTACATCCGCTCATCCTCAGACTCGGAGGGGGACGTCTTCTACCCGACATTCACGTCCTTGTCCGATATTCAGAAGTCGAAACCGGGGTTGAACATCACATGACAGAGAAATCAGGATTCTTCGTCTCTATCAATGGGGACCGGAAATACTCCGCTGACGACTTCGGCCGCATGTTCGACGGAGTCATCTCGGACGGCATATTCCAGAACTGGGGTCGAGGGTACCAGGTTGCCAAGGGCTCTGGACGAGAGATCATCGTCCAGTCTGGCCGCGCCTGGTTCAAAGGGCACTGGATTGAGAACGACGCGAACAAGGTCTACGCACTTACCGAGGGCGCCACGGACGGCGATCGTTACGATGCCATAACCCTCAGGGTCGACAAGACGCCTAGCGTTCGCTCCGCCGGTACTCGTGTTATTCAGGGAACTTCGGGCGGCGGTGTTCCACAACCTACCCAGACGAACGACACCTTCGAGGTCATCATCGCCTATATTCGGGTCCCCAGGGGAGCCAAGACGAACGCGGACTTCGAAGTCACGGACTGTCGCGGTAGAGTCGGCGCTCAGTATGCTCAGTGGGCTCAGAGCGTCATGCAGCCCAAGCAGATCACTCTGAACAACAAGAACGATTTCCTCAACGCCTTCAACAACGACCCGAATCTCAAGCGAGTCATTACTCGGGGCAACAACCTAGGCAGGGTCATGACACCTGCCCAGAAGGCTGCCATTCGAAACGGGACGTTCGACGGCTTGTGGTTGGGCGACTACTGGCAGTACAACGATAATTCCTGTAAGTGGATTATCGTCGACTTCGACCGTTGGCTGGACTACCCGAACGGTGAGAATCAGCACCGTATTACGGTAATGAGCGACCGCAATCTCGGAATCGACAATGTCGGAGAGTCTGGATGGTGCGAGAACGGCTGGAACGGCTCCAAGATGCGGCGAGACTATGCCAATGGCATGGTGCGGTTCTCTACGCTAACCCAGGTCTTCGCCATGTCGGACTTCCGTACGTTCCCTGTTATGGAGCCGCACGGTTACGAGAACACCGGAAACGCCTGGGAACGCACGGAGAAGGACTGGAACTGGGAGTACCCGCAACTCACCATTCCGTCCGAGTTCGAGATGTTCGGCTCATATCTTGTGCACAACCGTATCAACGGCGACACTCACACTATCGGCCCCATCTCTCGTCAGTTCTCGTATTTCCGAGTCGGCAACCCGATTCCGACCCCGGGCGAGTCCTTCTGGCTCCGTGATCAGATCTCTAAGGACTACTTCGGCCTGTACTACGGCGACCAGCGTCGAATCACTTGGGCCCAGTGGACTGAGAAGTACGGGGTGCGCCCAATCGTTTCTATCGGAGGCTAAATGTCTCATACTGTGGAGCTGGTAATCACCATATTCGGCTCCGTTCTCACCAGTACTGGTCTCTGGGCTTATCTCCAGAAACGTGCGGAAAGGCATGACGCCAAAACCCAGCTTATGTTGGGTCTAGCGCACAACCAGATCGTGGCTATGGGAACCGCATATCTGTCCCGTGGTTACATCACCATCGATGAGTTTGAGGACTTACAGAAGTATCTGTACCAGCCCTACCACACTTTCGGCGGAAACGGGACTGCCGAAAAGGTAATGGACGCCGTGAACCGGCTTCCGATCCATTTTCCTGACACCCGAAGAAAGGACAAGCGCTATGTCGCTGTCGAATCAGACCTATAACACTCTGAAGTGGATTGCACAGATTCTGCTTCCTGCCCTCGCCACCCTGTATCTCGCCCTGGCGGGTTTGTGGGGTTTCCCTCACACTGAGGCGGTTGTGGGTACCATCACCGCTCTCGACACTTTCCTGGGCGCTCTGCTCGGTCTTGCAGCCAAGAACTACGAGCCCGAGGTTGACGGCGTGCTCCATGTGGACCACAAGAACCAGGAGGTTTACGCCGCTCTGGAGACCCCCGCTCAGGACATGACCAAGAAGGACACGGCCACTCTGAAGGTCTCCGAGGTCTGACGATCCGCGGGATCGACATGGTCTATAATGATACCCCTCATTTGAAAGGAATACCATGTCCGACAACAAGCCGAATACCAAGAAGGCCCTCGAAGAGGCTTACGCTTTCATCGACGGCATGGATCCCGACAGTGAAGCCTATCGCGAAGCTCTCCGCAGCATCAAGGAGCTTGAGCAGATTCAAGACGCCAAACATCGTCGTTTCTGCCCTAGCCCCGATGCTGTGGTGGGCGCCGCCGGCTCCATCCTCGGAATCCTCGCCATCGTGAAGGCTGAGCAGATCTTCCCCGTCGCCTCCAAGGCACTCGGATTCGTCGCCAAGATCCGCATCTGAGACACGAAAGACCTAGGACCCCACAAGGGTTCTAGGTTTTTCGCAAAGTTTCTGATTTTCGAAATCCAAAAATTCCCGGGTGGGAAAATCGGAACGCGGATTTTGCAAGGTATATAACGAGACCCCTCACGAAAGGAATGCATCATGTCCAACATCTTCATCACATTTGGTTTCATCTCCTTCGTCATGTTTCTGTACACCGTCTACTCCCAGGCACAGCAGATCAAGGCGCTCAAGAAGACTGTCCGCCACCAGCGGCATCTCCTTAAGGCTACCTCGACTCCGTCTACCCAAGAGATCGACGACGTAGAAAAGCAGCTCGAAGAAGATTGGGCCGAGATCGAGAAGATCTTCCGACAGAACTCTACCAAGAAGTGACTCTCACACCTAGAACCTTCACGGGTTCTAGGTTTTCGCAGAATCAGCAGGGCATATAATGAGACCTATAGACCGAAAGGACCGATCATGCTGATCTCCCGCCTCGTCGAGAACCTTGTCAAGTCTGTCATCTACTGCGTTGGCATTTACGCCATCGTCAAGTGGGTGCTTTCATGGTACAAGATCTCGAAGCAGGATTTCACTACCCCTACCCATATCGACCACAGTCTCTAACAACCGTGCCCCCTAACAAGGGGCATAGGTTTTCGCGGATTCTGCATGGCCTATAATGAGACCCCCATACGAAAGGAACCATCATGACCCGCGCCGTCTTTGCCGTTGCCGCACTCGCCGCTTCCTTCGCCCTCAAGCTTTACGTCAACAAGATGCTTGACAAGAAGATCAAGCGAGCGCTCAACAAGAAGATCGCGGAGCAGAACGCTCCCGCCAACTGACACTCACTCCTAGAACCCAACTCGGGTTCTAGG